GAATACGAGGCAACAAGTAGGAAGAAACGAGAGGATACAAAGAAGGGTAAACAGTTTAGTAAACAACCAAAGAAAGTGGCTAAGAAAACATCGGAACTAAGAAAAGGACCTAGTATGGAGGGGTATAAAGACGATGAAAGAAGATATGCTAGAGCAGAGAGAAAGATTTTAAGAGCCAAAGAAAAAAGCCCAGAAAAAGGAGCTAAAGCTGAAAAAAAATATGGGTATGATTACGATGCAGCTATTAAAGCAGGGCTGTCTCCAGACAGTACAGGACACTGGCCTAGTAGAGACCCATCAACTGGTAGGATATTAAAAGGAAAAAAACACCCTACATTTTACAAAACAAAAGCTGGTGAAAAAGCCGCTGGTTATAAGATTTACAAAAAAGACGGAGATATGTACTCAAAACCTAAAGGACCTAATATGGAGGGGGTACCCCACTACACAAAAGAGGGTAAGTTATGGATGGGGGAGATGCACAAGCACCCAGGTAGGGGGTTAATGTCAGGTGTTGAACACACAGACACCAGTGTAAACCTATTCCACAAGGGAGAGATTCGTAGCCCATACGAGTTGTACAAGTATAAACTAAAGGACAAATGAAGAAAAAATTAGTTGGTAATCAAGCAAAGCTTGACATGAACAAAGACGGTAAACTTTCAAAGGAAGACTTTGACATGTTAAACAAGGGACCTAATATGCAAGGCTCTTGGATTCGGAAGCACATTAACGGTGCAGGTCCAAATGCAGAGGGTTTTAAGGCTGTTAGCAAAAAAGATGGTGTAACCAAGTACGAAAACCAAAAGGGTGATGTCAGATACGGTATTCCAGGTAAAAAAGGTACAGTGAAAACCCTGAAAACCAAAGAAGGTAAACCGTATAAAGGATAAAAACATGCCTAAACAGAAGTTAAGTCCAAAAGCCGCTAAGGCTAAGGCCATAAGGGACCATAAAATAGCTATGACCCCAGCTAGAAAGAAGAAGAGGGTGGACAACCAAAGGATTCGTAGGGCTAAACTAACCGAAATGGTGGCCAAACTAGGTTCCTTGAGTAAAGCTAAGTCTTGGTTAGCTAAAAGAGACTTTGACCACAAGGATAGTCGGTTTGAATTGATAAAAAAGAACCGTGGTAATGACGGTAACGGAACAAAATCAGAGAAAAAGTGATGAATAGTACATGGCTGAGTAGAAGAGTACAGGGTGTGGGTCCAAACATGGTGGATAAATCCAAAATGGCCTGCAATAAACCCACAAAATCCTCTAGACCTGGCAAGAAAAAGATGGTTAAAGCCTGTTCTGGGGGAAAAGAGAAGATAATACACTTCGGGGCCTCTGGATATGGGCATAATTACAGTGATGCAGCCAGAAAAAGCTTCAAGGCACGGCATAAATGCAGTACAGCCAAGGATAAAATGTCAGCAAGGTACTGGGCATGTAAAAATCTATGGGCTGGTAAGGGTGGTTCCACTAAATCCTCCCCAAAAAACAGGAGAGGTAAATACTAAAAAAAATATAAAGAGAAAAAATGGCAATTAATTACACATACCCCGCAAAATCTACCCCAACAACCTCTGATGAGGTGTTGATTATAGACAACGAGGACACAACAAACCCACAATCAACTAAAACAGCTACCATACAGAGCATCGTCAGCTTGGCAACTGGAAGTGGAGACGTTACAGGGCCAGCAAGTTCTATAGATAACTCCATTGCTGTGTACGATGGTACTACGGGTAAGGTTATTAAGAACGATACAGGTGTCATAATAGACGCAAACAGTAACGTAATACTTGAAAACTGGCCAGAGTCAAACGGTGAGTTCAGGGGTGACATAGATGGTGGTATTAGATTCACAGCACAGGCTGATGGGGCATTATCTAAGGGGGACGCTGTTTATATCTCTGGTGCTTCTGGAGATATTACGTTGGTTACAAAAGCACAATCCAACAGTGCATCGACAATGCCCGCATTTGGTTTTGCTTACAGAGGGGCTTTAAGTGGTGAAGCTGTCCAAATTATTACGTTTGGAAATATATACGGCTCAGGGACATACCCACTTGACACAACAACAGACTCTGAGGGTAACCCTTTAACGATAGGTGATGAGATTTATGTTAGCGCAACTGTTGCAGGAGGATATACCAATGTAAAACCATCAGGGGAGGCAAACCTAGTTCAGAACTTAGGTAAGATTGTTAGAGTAAACGCAAACAACGGTGTTATCAAAGCAGGTGGTGCGGGTAGAGCAAACGCAACACCAAACCTTGATTCCGCTAAAATATTTGTAGGTAACGCATCAAATTATGCTGCGTCAGTTGCAATGTCAGGTGATGTTACAATAGACAATGCGGGTGTGACTACAGTTAACGCAACTATCACAAACGGAGCTGCTGCGGGTGCAGTTGCCCTACCATTAGCTGGTGGTGAGATGTCAGGCACTATAGCGGGTAACCAAGACATTATTGGTAAGAGGCCAACCATTGTTGACACAAACGCTACACTTACACTTCAGGACAATGTACACGAGGGTGCGTTCATATACTCTAACGCTGCTGGGGCTACAACAATAACCATCGACCCGTTCTCTAGTGAACCCTTTGCTGAGGGTACTGAAATCAAAATAATGAGGGGTGCAGCACCACCAAGTGTTTCTGTAACCCCTGGAAGTGGTGTATCATTAAATGGGGGTACTGGAAGTATAGCCATAGCCGCAGCGTATGGGACGATAACACTAAAACAATTGTCAGTGGATGTTTGGGTAGCCTACGTTTAAAAACATGGATAGTGAAACTTTAATACCGATGCTTGTAGCCCTAATAGGGGCGTTAGGACTAAAGGAGGGTTGGAACATATGGAAGAAGAAAATAGATAACTCAGCCTCCTTCAAGAGTAGCCTGCGGGAAGACAACAGAAAAAGAATAGGTGAGCTTGAAGAGAAGGTTAAGGGTCTGTATGAAAAAATAGAGGCACTATTATTGGAGAACGCAACACTAAAGGCTAATGTAGCCAGACTTGAAGAAAGAATATTAATAACAGCAAAGAATAGAGTTAAGAAAGACAAAGACATCTAACGCTAGGTGTTTTCGTCTTTACGAGTAGTAAATTAAATTTAATTAAATGTCAGACAATATAATTAAACACCTTAGCTTCGGTGATGAGGCTAGGGAAAATGTGTTTAACGGTATAGATAAACTATACCTAGCAGTAAGTTCAACACTGGGTGCTAGTGGTAAGTGTGTACTACTGGAGGACGGTTCAGGAAGCCCAGTTGTAACAAAGGACGGTGTAACTGTAGCAAACGCAGTCACACTGATAGACCCAGTTGAAAACATGGGTGCAACCCTACTCAAGCAGGCCGCAAGGAAGACGGTGGAGGAGGCTGGTGACGGAACAACCACCGCCACTATACTAGCACACTCAATTATAAGTGAGGCACAAAGAATTAAGGGGTTTAGTGAAAGAGAGATTAAGGCTGGTATAAACTCAGCAACAACCAAAGTAATTAAGTACCTAGAGGATAGAGCAACAGAGGTAAGTGGTGATATGCTAAAGCACGTTGCCACGATATCGTCAAACAATGACGAGGAGTTGGGTGATATAATATCATCTGCGTTTAACGCCTCTGGTAAGGGTGGTGTGGTAACGATGGAGATATCTAGAGACGAGAACACATCGTTTGAGGTTGTTAACGGAGCAACGCTAGATAAGCCACTAAAGAACTTTCATTTCATTACAGACAAGGAAAGTGGTTCTTGTGTACTAAAAAACCCATTGGTCCTTATTGTAGAGAACAAGATAGAGAACATAAGGAAGATAGAGCCGATACTAGCATACGTTATAAAGAACAACAAGGAGCTACTTATAATCGGGGACGCTGACGAGCAGGTTGTTTCTGCCTTAGCGATGAATAAGATAAAGGGTAACATAAAGGTCAATGTTGTTGACGCACCAGACTACGGTATCAACAGGAAGGAAAGAATGCAAGACCTAGCTGTTATCACAGGTGCAACAGTAATCAACGAAGACCTCGGTGATGACATGGACCTTATACAGCCAGAACACTTGGGCGAATGCTCAAAGGCTATAACCAACAAGGAGGAGACAATCCTTGAGGTAGATGAGTTAAATCAAGAAGTAAAAGAGCTTGTGGAGCTAGTTAAGACTCAAATGGAGGAAACAAAGTTCCCAGGCAAAAAGTTACAACTAGAAAAAAGACTTGCCATACTATCGTGTAAGGTATCAGTCATCAAGGTTGGAGCCAACTCTGAAGTAGAACTAAAAGAAAAGAGTGACAGGGTTGAGGACGCTATCTGTGCAACAAGAGCCGCCATAAAGGAGGGTATACTCCCAGGTGGTGGTGTAGCACTACTAAATGCGTCCAATAAAGTTAAAGCTGTAAATGAGGTCGAAGAAAGCCTTTTAAAGGCCATTAGAAAGCCTTACGAGGTTATTATGACAAATGGTGAGTACGATGAGATTATCTACGATAAGAGGACGGGATATGGGGTCGATGTTAAAACAGGTAAGACTGTAAACATGATAAAGGCTGGAATCATCGACCCACTACTTGTAACCAAGAGTGCATTAAAGAATGCTGTGTCTGTGTCAACGACCATTATGTCCACAAACTGTGTAATCAATAACCTTAGACAGAAATGAGGACTATAGGTAAGTACATGCTAATCCAGCCAGTGAAGGAGGGAAGCACTAAGAACGAGAGTGGTCTAATCTTGTCTGACGCTCACAAGGATGATATAAGGTACAGAGAGGCTACGGTATCTAAGGTCGGTAACCTTGTTGAGGGTATCACTGAGGGTGACACGGTTTATTACGACAGACACGCTGGCTTCGATATGGAGATAAAGGGTGTTGTGTACAAGGTGATAAAAGAGTTTGACGTTGTCGTTGTTTTATGAGGATAGAGCCGCAGACCCTAAAGGACATAAACCTACTAAAGCACTACAGGACAATAAGGAAGTGGGCATGTAAAACAAATGGTTTATCAGACTCTGACCTAGAGCTTTTGATATACCTAGACTGCGAGGGTAGGTTCACCAAGAAGGATTACGAGACTGGTGTGTTTTCTTATAGTTGGGACAAGAGAAGGTGGGATAGGTTACTAAAGAACGGCTGGATTGTGGTGTGGAGAAAAAGAAACCATACAACGCAGAAGTATCATGTGTACGAGGTTTCTCTAAGAACTAAGCAGCTAACAAACAAGATGTATAAGATAATGCTTGGGTACGAAGATTTACCCACCAGCACTCATAATAAGATTATGTTAGGTAGGAGTTATATGGATAAAGTTTTATCTAAATCAATTATTTCTGCGAATAATGATAAAAACAGGTAATATACATAATACAACACTGTACTAATGGAAGAAAAAATAAGTATATATAACGCATCTAAACCTTTACTTAGCAGAGATTCATACAAGAAAGCTAGGATGAAGGCCCGACAAGAAAATCGAATCAATGAAAACGATGAGTCGGTTGATGTGTCTGGTCCAGCAATGATGGCTATAGATAGGGCCATTAGTAGGAGTAGTAGAAGAAGTAAGGCTGCACCTAGAAAAATGAGGAGGGACTAATGAGAACAAGAGAAGAAAAAGGGCCAAATTTATTAGGTATAGGTAAAAGAATTAACAAAGCTGTTGATACGGTTACTAATGTTGTTAATACGGTTAATAATTTAGCGTCCACACCACCACTTTACACAACACCGCCACCACCTACAATAACTCCACCCACGCCTCCACCACCAACTCCAGAAACAGAAACACCAGTGGTTGACCCACAAAAAGAGGAGTTAAGTAGGCAGGCTAGAGAGGTTATGTCTGGTAATGTTAATCCAGCACAGGCTGAGTATTTTAGACAACAAAATGAAGGTTTGTTTATGAAAGAGCGTAAAGGCATAAAAAATACTTTAAACCCTGTGTCTAATAGAAGTGATGGAATGACTGATTTGTATACAAACCTTTACGGCTCTGAAGAATCAAGAGGTTTTTAAAAAAAATAAATAACTACAAAATGAGAAAAGATTTAGGTATAAATTCGGTGTGGGACGGACCACTAGATATGAGTGAGTTCCCAACAGAAAAGGGTGATAGTAATGGTATTAAGGGTGTTAAGCTTTTAGCCAAGAATCAGCCACCATGCAAGATGGGTCCTATAACCGAACGAGCTAAAGGTTTTTAGTATGTCTTTCTGGGATATATTTAGAACAAGGAACAGGTACAACGAAAAGAATATCGTTGGGTTTTTATCATTTGCGGTTATGACAATATTTGCCGCAGTTGATATTGGAACTGGTCTATATGGCAAAGAGTTAGTGCATAGTGATGTAATATTTAATTCATTCGTTATAGTAACACTTGGTGCTTTTGGTATTGCCGAAGCTGGCCAAATTTTCGGTAAGAAAGAAAAAGAGGAGGAGTAGTAATGCCTTTAATTAAGCTGATGTACAACGAAATGAAAATCGTGTTGATTAATATAACAACACTTGGGATATCCTTTAGCAACATAGAGATGTCTTTGAAGATATTGTTACTCCTTGTTACTATAGGGTATACTGTTCATAAATGGATAACCATCAAAAAAAATAAATGAAGGTAACTGAACACGTTTCTTATAAAGAAGTAACTAAAAGTAACACTGCCATTAGAAGGGGTATAGAAAACATACCTAGCGGTGAGCAGATGGAAAGGATAAAGCTACTATGTGAAAAGGTGTTTGAACCACTCAGGGAACATGTAGGTGGTCCTATAGCTATAAACAGCTTGTTCAGAAGTGTAGAGTTAAACAGGGCCATTGGAGGTTCATCAAGCTCACAGCACTGCGCTATGAATGGTGCGGCTATGGACATTGATGACACACTGGGGTATATGTCTAACGCAGACATGTTCAACTTCATAAAAGACAACTTAGACTTTGACCAGCTTATCTGGGAGTACGGTGACGAAGACAACCCAGATTGGGTCCATGTTTCTTACAAGGAAAGAGAGAATAGAAATCAAGTATTGAAATGCAAAAGAGTAAAAGGAAAGACGGTATATTCTTTATTCTCTTAACTGTATTTTTATTTAACTCATGCTCTGTTGAGCAGAGGTTAGAAAATAAATTTAGAAGGGCTGAACGCAGAATAGAAAAGCTTACAATTAAGTACCCTGAACTTTTAAAAAAGGACACGTTACATGATACCTTCAAGATTTTCTCAGATAGGGTTAAGCACGACACCTCCTTTGTTAGTCTACCTGGAGACACTACTTATATACAAAAGGATAAGTTAAGAATTAAGTATGTTAGGGTCGGTGACACGACATATATACAGGGTGAGTGTAAGAGCGACACAATTATACAAACGGTGGAGGTACCGTTTGAAAAGGTAGTTGTAAGGGAGGAAGGAATACTAGACCAAATCAAGAGGTACCTAAAGAGGTATCTGTTTTGGATTATACTAATAGCATCACTTGCAGTCTTGGTTAAGATTGGGTGGAAATTTATAAAACCGTTTTAATAAAAAAACAATGGGTAAAAAGAAAAAAGCATTACAAGCTGAGATAGACAGGCTTAATGCACAGAGACCTAAAACAGAGGTAACTAGCTACAAGAACATAGACCAAACACCAAGGACAAGTGTTGCTGCTACGCTAGGTAGTTCAATGACTGGATATAAGACAAGCTCTGGTCCATCAATGTATGGTGCTACATACAACTACAAAAACATTAACTCTTGTGGACCTTCTTTTACTGGTGTTAAGATTAAAGAAAAAGAAGAACCCAAAAGTAATTCCACTACTAAAAGAGGTGAAGAAATTATAAGTAAGATGCCTACTACTAAGGCATATGAGCCACCAAAAAAATTAGAGTCGAGACAACAAGGATATCATTCACCAACAACTTTACCTAAAGAAAGATTTGTAAAAACACGTTTAGCTCCTTATAAATTATCGCAGAAGGTTAAAGCTAAAGCGGACGAAATTGAAGGTAAACCAGGCCGTGCTGGGGTTAAAAAAATGGCAGCGGAATCTTTGTTTAGATTAGGTGAAGCTGGAGTGAAGAGTGCCGCAAGCCTTATAGCTAATAAAAGAAAAGCTAATCTTGGTTCAAGCAATGCTTTTGCTCCAAGACAAAGAAGTGGTGGAGGCGGCTACTCGTCTAAAAGCCAACCGTCTTACGCTGAACTACTAAGTAAATATCAATCTTAAAAAAATAAATAAAATGGCTTATAAAATGAAGGACGGTAAAGGTCCTAACGCATTACCCCTGTTGGCACTAATACCCGCTGCTGCTGCTGCTGGAAAGGCTATACTTGGTGCAGGAACTCTTGCTGGAGCAGCTAAGGCTGGGATTGCTGCTGGTACCGCTGCCGCTGCTGCTAAAACTGCCGCTGGGGCCGCAGGAACTGCAGGAGCTATTGCTGGTAAAGCTGGCATTGGTGGTAAAATTGTTGCTGGGGCTACTAAAGCAGCTAAAGTTGCTAAAGCTAGTAAGGTTGGTAAGGCTTTGGGTGCGGTAGGTGAGAAAAAGGTTTTAGGTTCTACCGTAAAAGAATACGCTACCTCTGCCTTGAAAAACAAGATTATGCAAGCCCCTGTAAAAGCAAAGCAAGAAATTGAAGAAAGAAAAGCATTAGAACAACAAAAGCAAGAATTATTTAAAAGTAAATTTTCTCCATCTATGATGGGTGATAAAAAAGGACCGAACATGGAAAAAAGTAAAAAAAGAATTGCTCAAGATTACGCAAGAAACGCAATTGTAGATAGAAAAGAAGGTCGAACCAAGGACGCAAATTATGAACAAAAGCAAGCCACTAGGGTTGCCGCAGGTGAAGCACCGATGATGATGGGTTATAACCCTATATCTAAGCACATGGGTGGAAGAGGCGCGAACATGTATGGAGACCCTATGATGATGGGTAAGAAGCCTATGATGAAGGGTGAAAACGTAATTGTCAGAGACGCTAAGTCTGGTGGAAAAAAACAATATAACAAGCGAGGAAAGTAATGGGCTTTAAGCTAGACAAACCCCCATACAATCTTGACGGGCCTGCCGTATACTTAAATGACTTTAAGGAAGAGGCTTCTGTTCTTGGTAGAACCAATAAGAACGGCACCATACTATTGAATAAAGACCTTGACCCAAAGTATCACGATGCAGTCATCAAACACGAAAAGGTCCACGTTGACCAAATCGAGAGAGGTGACTTAGATTGGGATGGCCCTAACTTTTATTGGAAGGGTAAGAAGTACTCTCGTTCATTGAACATGATGGGTACTGGTAAAGAGCCTTGGGAAAAGGAAGCATATAAAAAAGGTGGGGTACCTTTTGGTAAAATACCCGTTTAATAACTAACAACACAACAATTAGAAAAAATGGCAAACGAAGTAATTAATTTGGGAACTGTATTTAGCGGATTCAATAGCGGTACAGACTTACAACCAGCAAACTCAAGAACAAACAACCAAGGTGTTACAATAAGTGACATCGCAGGGTTTGTTAAGATTTTAGATACAGCACCAGCAACAGCAACCCTTGTAAAAGGAGATATGTTCCTTGCTCTTGATTCAGGTGCATTAACTGTTTGTACAGTTACTGCTACCACGGTTATCAGTGTAACTTTATCTTAATAATTAAATAAACACCCCTGTAGGATAAAACCTATGGGGGTTTTAACTTAAATAAATAAAATGGGACAATTCGGGAATCAACCAGATTTTGGAACAGAGGCGGCTACAGTAGCGGCATCAGACACTATATCACCAGCTACTAACCTTACTGGCTCTATATTGTATATCGGCACAGGTGGGTCTGTTAAAGTTTTAATGGCAGGTAAAAGAGAGGTTGGAGATGCAATTATTTTTGCAAACGTACCTGACGGAAGTTTTCTTCCAGTTACCGTGGACTATGTTCTAGCCACTGGAACTACAGCTAGTGACATTATATCTTTAAAGTAGTATGTCTTTAGGCTTAGGTATAGACTTAGCAATTATAGGTGCAGGGGGTTTTGCTGTGCCATTTGAGTTTGTTAACTCGCTGTACAGTGACGGTGACCGAAGCTTTGCAGAGATGTCATCTGCTGTAACCAATACAGGATATTTTGGTAATGCTTTAGAATTTGATGGGGTTGATGACTATGTTAATTTCACAGAGCAAACATATGTTACAACAGTTTTTTCTGCGTCTTTTTGGATAAAGTACACAACTGTAAATAGTAATCGTATAATCTTTGGGTCTGATTCTGATAGCAATAAATATTTCAGACTTGATAGTGCAACTCAATTTAGTGTAAGAACTAGGTCTGCGGGTGGAAGTATTGATACTTGGACAGTTCCAACCTTATCTAGTGGTCAGTGGTATCATGTAGCCATATCATTAGATAATGGAACAAATTTATTATGGTTAAATGGAACTCAATACTCATCTAATTCTAGCGTAAATTATTCTAGCGAAACTATCAGCGTTGGTAGGATTGGAGGTCGTTCAGACGGTACGCAAATGACAGAAGGTGCAATTGATGACTTTATCATTCAAAGCGTAGTATTAAATCAAACGGATGTGGACTCTATATATAATAGTGGTGCAGGCAGTCTACCAACAACGGCCTTTCCTAATTCGGATGTTTACTATAAATTCAATGAGTCATCAGGCACAAGCGCAGCAGACTCAAGCGGAAACAACAATACAGGCACTTTAAACAACTTTACAGGAACTTATTTTGTACCGCATCCCGTATACACAGCTGGTCTTGCATTAAGCTTTTGGGTTTATTTTGATGGCAGTATTTCTAATGAGTATATCTTTGGTCATGTTGGGGATGCTGACATGTTCTTTCGATTTGACTCAAGCACCTCTGCTACATTTCAAACATCAATAGGTACTAGCACTACTTGGACTATATCAGCAAACTCTACGGGGTGGAATCATGTAGCCATGTCATTAAATGGTGGTGTAAACGAGTTGTGGATTAACTCAGTAAAGTCTACAGGTACAACAGAAGACTATGACGCAGAGGATATAAACATAAGCCTTATAGGTAGAAGTGATACATCTTATGGTTTGTTTGTTATGGACGAACTAATCATAGATGTAGGTGGGACACTAACTCAGGCTCAAGTAAATTCATTATATAAAGGAGGAAAAGGGGTGTTAAGTAATACTGTAATAACAACCCCTGATATTTTTTACAGGTTTGACCAAACAAGTGGGACCACTGTTGTTGACTCAAGCGGTAACGGTAATAACGCAACGCTATACTTCCCAACAAACGGGGATTGGTCACCACATGAATTAGAGGCACCAACAATTACTAGCGGTTCTGTAAATACTACATCACCAGCTCAGGTTGTACTAACTGGTACAAACTTTTATTCTGTTACAAGCCTAAGCGCATCTGGTACTGCCGTTGTTGAAAGCTACACTATAGACAGTGTAACTCAGATAACAGCCACTGTAAATGTAGAAACCGCAGGAGACTACAGCATAACGGTAAATAACATTGTAGGCTCTGACACTATATCTAGTCAAACAATAGCGTTGTATGACTTTGGTAATTATATTCAACCAGACTTGGGTAACACAACTGAAAGAGGTATTGTAACTACTCCTTATTTTTGGAACACTACAAATAGATTTTCTAATATGGTTGTCGCTTATTGGGCTAAAAGACCAATTGCTGCTGACACATCTAAAACTAATGTAGTATTATCAGGTAATAACAATAATCGAACGTATATATTTCATAGAAACACCTCCCCATACATTAGATTTGCCAGTGACGGAGATAATAATTCTAGACAAGTTGAGTGGAACTTAAATATAACAGATAACGATTGGCATCATTTCTATTACTTTTATAATAACAACTCATTAACTGAGGACATAACACAGCAACCAACAGGTGCCGCTGATGGAACGTACACCTCAGTTTCTACATCAGCTTACCCTCCTGGAGGTACAGGATTAACCGTTAGAGCGGTTGTTTCAGGAGGTTTTGGTAACATAGACAGGCTTGAAGTTTCAACCACGGGTTCTGGTTATAGGGTAGGTGACGAAATTACTTTTACAGTAGACGGACAAGAAGCGAAAGCAGTTTTATCAAAAGTGCCAGATACTGTTGACGGTGAACTTTACCTTGTATATGACGGTGTGTTACAAACACGCTCTAGTGCTGCATATCAGTTTGATGGTCTTGATAACTTTGGTACTTTTTTTGTCAGAGGCTCAACCAGTACTTTTTTTTCAGAAATAGGTATGGATGATATAGTTTTTGACGAAAGGGTTAGTACGCTTGCTGAAGCACAGGCAATATATAATAATGCAAGAGGCGGTAACGTAACAAACATATTTGGCAGTCAACCTCTTTACTGGTATAAGTTTAATGAAGCAAATGGCGCAACAACTATAGCGCAAAGCGGCTCTGCCCCTAGTGCAGATATGACATTAACTAACTTTACAAATGCTTACCTACTACCTAAATCTGGTTACAATTTTGGAAACGCTTTACAATATGATGGAGTCAATGACTATTGCAGCCTACCAGCAAACTTACAAATTGCCGCATTTAGCACAGAGTTTACTCTTTCGCTTTGGATGAATCCTTTATACAATTCAGAAAGTGGACAATTTTGGGTTTTTGAAAATAGCACCTCAGCAGATATGTGGTTTTTTTATCCATCTGCTACTTATTTTAGACTGAATGGCAACACTAATCAAAATGTTTGGACTTATGGTTATGATACAGCAGGAGACACAGGAAGTTGGCATCACTACGTCTTAACACGAGATAGCAGTAATGTCATTGAAATGTATGTTGATGGTGTAAAGCAAACAAAATCCACAAGTAATGCCAATTCTGCAAATCTTCAAATGATTAGTGTTGGCAACAGATTTAACAACACAAAACATTTCAAAGGCGAAATGGATGAGTTTATAATTAAGTCTGGATACGCTGCGACCCCTGCCGATGTTGTTTCACTATATAACGATGGCTTAGGTATTGACTCATCACTAGCTTTACCTTCACCATTAGCTTATTGGAAATTTAACGAAACAACAGGTACTACAGCAAGTGATTCTTCAGGTAATGGAAATGACTTAACACTCAATAACTTTACAGGAACGCCTTGGGTACCACACTAAAATTAAATTAAATTAAATTAAATGAAAATAGAAAAAGAAGAGCTTGACAAGATTGTTGAGCAACAGGTAGAGTTAAATAATCTACTTAAAAGAATAGGTTTTATAGAGACCGAAAAGGATGGTCTTTTGAAGATGTACATTGAAGCGTTGGGGGAGTCTAATGCCACCAAGAAAGAACTTGAAGATAAGTACGGAGCTATTAACATAGACCTATCCGATGGCTCGTATACTAAAGTTGAAACTGAGTAGCTGTGTCTATAATAAGGAAGATAACTATAGGTAAGGAGTACAAGGAAAACGCTATGCATTACGCTGTGGGTCAAGAGGTTTATGGTGGCCACTGTGTATCAAACATAGAAGACATCGAGAAGGAGAATGTGTACAGGATATACATAACCAAGAACGATGAGGTGATGCCCTGGAAAGACTTTAATAAGAACATGGGTATATCTGTGGAGTACGACCTAAAATACTAACACCCATGAGGAGTGTGTACGATTTTATTGTTAAGCCTATATCTGGTAGGTATAACAATACCAAAGATATTGGTGGAGTTAAGTTTGTAACTAACACAAAAATTGAAAGCTACAAAAGCGTTAGTAACGAGGCAGAGGTAATAGCCACGCCACTATCCATTGTAACAGACATCAAGGTTGGTGACAAGGTTATTGTCCACCATAATGTGTTTAGAAGGTTTTACGACATAAGGGGTAATGAAAAGAACAGTCGTAGTCATATAAAAGAAGATATGTACGCTTGCTCACCAGAGCAGATATATCTTTACGGGGACAACGAATCACACCTTGATTATTGTTTTGTACAACCCGTTGTTAATGACGATGAGTGGTCATCTCAAAAAGAAAAACCACTTACAGGAATACTTAGGTATGGCAACAAAATTCTTGAAGAGAACGATGTACATCCAGGAATGGTTGTAGGGTTTACCCCAGAGTCAGAGTTTGAGTTTGTTGTGGATGGTGAACTATTATATTGTATGAAATCTAAAAATATTGTTTTGACCTATGGAAACGAAGGAAGCGAAACTAAATATAATCCAAGCTGGACGAGCAGCGGTTGAGGAGCTAATTAAGGTGGCTAGAGAGCCAATAGTTACTGGTGGTGAGGATGATGTATCAGCAGATAGATTGAAGAACGCAGCGGCCACTAAAAAGCTTGCGATATTTGATGCGTTTGAAATATTAAACAGGATTAACGAGGAGGAGAATATGCTCAACAACGTAGAAAAAGTTGAGGCACCAAAAAAGGTATTCTCTGGTTTTGCTGAGAACAGGTCTAAGAAGTAATGTACGAGCAGACATTATTAAATATAATAGATGACCATATAAAGCCACATGTTCTGAAAAGAATGAACAAGGGCAAGAAATGGAAGTATGGGTACAACGAAGCACACGACATTGTAGTCATAAGTAAGAACGGTCAGATTGGTGAGATATACGAGATACAAAACCTAAAGATAGCTTTACCAACAGAGTTTGATGTGGTTAAGTTTGAAGATAATAAATGGCAGTACACTGAATACCCAAAAGAGTTATCTAGGTTTAAGAGTGTTTTTGATTGGAACGAGGCTCCAGATGAGTTTAAGAATAAATGGTTTGACTACATAGACACGGAGTTTACTAGAAGAGAAGATGGTTTTTGGTTTATAAACAACAAAAAGCCAACATACATAACAGGTTCTCACTACAACTACCTACAGTGGTCTAAGATAGATGTTGGCAAACCAGACTTTAGAGAGTCTAATAGATTGTTCTTTATATTTTGGGAGGCTTGTAAGGCTGACCACAGAAGCTACGGGATGTGCTACTTAAAGAATAGACGCTCTGGTTTTTCTTTTATGTCATCAGCAGAAACTGTAAACTTAGCAACACTATCTAGTGACTCAAGGTTTGGTATACTGTCTAAGACAGGACCCGATGCTAAGAAGATGTTTACAGACAAGGTGGTTCCAATATCGGTAAACTACCCGTTCTTCTTCAAACCCATACAGGATGGTATGGATAGACCTAAGACAGAGCTTGCGTACCGTGTACCAGCTTCTAAGTTTACTAGAAAGAAGCTAGACACAAATACTCAAGTTGAAGACATTACAGGTCTTGATACAACCATAGACTGGAAGAACACAGGGGACAACTCATACGATGGTGAAAAACTATCGTTATTAGTACACGATGAGAGTGGTAAGTGGGAGAAACCCACAAACATACTTAACAACTGGAGAGTGACTAAGACATGTCTAAGGTTAGGTAGTAGGGTGATTGGTAAGTGTATGATGGGGAGTACATCAAACTCTTTGGACAAAGGGGGTGAGAACTTCAAGAAGTTATATGAGGACTCCGATGTAACCAAAAGAAACGCCAACGGACAGACAGCATCTGGGTTGTATAGCTTGTTTATACCAATGGAGTGGAACTACGAGGGATACATAGACGAGTATGGATACCCCGTGTTTGATACACCAGACAAAAAAGTTTACGACACCTTTGGTAATGAAATACGGATGGGTGTTATTGATTATTGGGAGAACGAGGTAGAGGGATTAAAGAACGACCAGGATGGTCTTAACGAATTTTATAGGCAGTTTCCAAGAACAGTGGAGCATGCGTTTAGGGATGAGGCTAAGAACTCTTTGTTTAACCTCACTAGGATATATCAGCAGATAGATTATAACCAAGACCTAAGAAACACCAACATACTCACAAAGGGTAACTTTCAGTGGGAGAACGGTATAAAGGATACAAGGGTGATATTTTTACCTAGCAACAACGGAAGATTTTTAATTTCATGGGTTCCTAACACAAATCTGCAAAATAGAGTAATAATAAAGAATGGGGTTAAGTATCCTGGTAATGAACACTTAGGGGCATTCGGGTGTGATAGTTACGATATATCGGGTACTGTAAGTGGCGTAGGTTCAAATGGTTCTCTTCACGGACTAACAAAGTTTTCTATGGAGGAGGCACCAGCAAACCACTTTTTTCTAGAGTATATATCTAGACCACAGACCGCTGAGATATTTTTTGAGGATATATTGATGGCTATTGTTTTTTACGGTATGCCAATACTTTGTGAGAATAACAAGCCGAGGCTTTTATATCACATTAAAAGAAGGGGGTATAGGGGCTACTCTATGAATAGACCAGACAGAACCTGGAACAACCTCTCACAAACAGAAAGAGAGATAGGTGGTATACCTAACTCAAGTGAAGACATTAAGCAGGCTCATGCAGCCGCAATAGAGACTTACATAGACGAATGTGTTGGTGTAATAGGTGATGACCAATACGGAGATATGTATTTCGATAGAACATTAAATGATTGGGCAAGATTTGATATAAACAACAGAACTAAGTTTGATGCGTCTATTAGTTCAGGACTAGCGATAATGGCCTGTAACAAAAATAGATACGCACCTATAAACAAAGTGGTTAGAAACAATATTAAACTTGGCTTCAAAAGATATGACAATACTGGTAGTGTTTCCAAAATAATAGATAGATGAATATAAGTACAAATCCAAATAGTTCGTTCCCAAGCCAAGTCGTTAGCGATGAGGAGAAAAAGAGCTTTGAATATGGCGTTCAGGTAGGAAGGGCTATAGAGGGTGAGTGGTTTCATGGTGGGAGAAGCGGTAACAGGTTTGCAACTAATTGGAACAGGTATCACAATTTAAGGCTTTACGCTAGAGGTGAGCAGCCAATACAGAAGTACAAGGATGAGTTATCCATTAACGGTGACCTATCATACCTTAACTTAGATTGGAAGCCAGTGCCAGTTATATCTAAGTTTGTTGACATCGTTGTTAATGGTATGTCGGAGAAGCAGTATAAGATTAATGCTTATGCTCAAGACCCATCATCACTAAAAGAAAGAACAAACTACGCAGAAAACTTACTTAGAGACATAGTAGCCCAGGAAGATATACAAATACTTAGGGATAGTATAGGTGTGGATACAGCGAACTTTAAGGGTAAAACTGATTTACCAGAAACACCCGAAGATGTTTCTTTATATATGCAGCTCAAGTATAAGCCATCCATAGAGATAGCTGAAGAAGAGGCTATAAACAACACCTTAGCTAAAAATAAATTTGAGTTAGTAAGGAGAAGATTAAACTATGACTTAACAGTTCTTGGTATTGCTGCGGTAAAAACTGATTGGAACAAGGCTGAAGGAGTTGTGGTAGACTACTGCGACCCAGCTAAAATGGTTTGGTCTTACACTGAGGACCCAAACTTTGAAGATATTTACTATGTTGGTGAGGTTAAGTCTATAACAATACCAGAGCTTAAAAAGCAATATCCATTTATTTCTGAAGAAGAGTTGGATAGGATATCCAAGATGGGTAATAGGAGCGACTATGTTGTTGGTTGGAATGACTATGACGAAAATACTGTGCAGGTTTTATACTTTGAGTACAAGACCTATATGAACCAAGTGTTTAAAATAAAGCACACAGCAAACGGGTTAGAAAAAGCTATAGAAAAAACAGATTCTTTCAACCCACCAGAAGCAGACACATTTAAAAAAGTGTCAAGAACCATAGAGGTGTTGTTCACTGGTGCTAAGATTCTTGGATACGACCAAATGATTGATTGGAAAATGTCAGAGAATATGACAAGACCTAAATCAGACACGACTAAGGTTTGTATGAATTATGCTATTACAGCACCTAGAATGTATAAGGGTAGGATAGAGTCAACGGTAAGTAAGATTACTGGGTTTGCTGATATGATAAACATCACTAACCTGAAGATTCAACAGGTAATGTCTAAGCTGGTGCCAGACGGTGTGTACCTAGACATTGATGGATTGGCTGAGGTAGACCTCGGTAATGGTACAAGTTATAATCCCCAAGAGGCTTTGAATATGTACTTCCAAACAGGTAGCATACTTGGTAGGTCTCTGACGCAAGAGGGTGATATGAATAGGGGTAAGGTTCCGATACAAGAACTAAGTTCGTCAAACGGTCAGTCAAAGTTAGCGGCATTGATTAACACCTATCAGTATTACTTGCAAATGATTAGGGATGTCACAGGACTTAACGAGGCTCGTGACGGTAGCGCACCTATGGAGGATACACTTGTAGGGCTGCAAAAGCTTGCCGCTAATGCATCGAACGTAGCGACACGACACATACTACAATCTAGCCTTTATTTAATCGCTAGAACCTGTGAAAACATATCGTTAAGAATATCAGATTCTGTTGAGTTTGCCCTGACTGACCAATCTTTAAGAAGAGCTATAAGCTCATTTAACGTGGGTACGCTAGAGGAAATATCAAGCCTGCACTTGCACGACTTTGGTATATACCTAGAACTTGAGCCAGAAGAAGAGGAAAAAGCACAGCTTGAGCAAAACATACAGGCTTCTATAAAAATGGGGGGTATTGATATTGAGGATGCAATAGACATTAGGCAAATAAACAACCTAAAGCTTGCTAACGAGGTTCTAAAGCAGAAGAGAAAGAAAAAGCTAGAAAGGGAACAACAGCAACAGCAGTCCAATATACAGATGCAGGCTCAAGCTAACGCTGAGGCAGCCGAAAAAGCGGCAATGGCTGAGGCGCAAAAACAACAAATCCTAACTCAAGAAAAGATTAGTATAGAGCAGGCTAAGGCGCAGTTTGAAATACAAAGACTTCAGACTGAGGCTGAAATAAAAAGAGGATTAATGCAGGCTGAGTTTGATTTCAACATGCAGTTAGCTCAAGTAAGGGCTAATGCTGAGGGTAAAAAAGAACAAGAGATAGAGGACCGAAAGGATAAAAGAATTAGGATGCAGGGTACTCAGCAGAGTGAACTCATCAACCAAAGAAAAAACAACTTACTACCAACAGACTTTGAGTCCTCTGGAAACGATGTGTTGGGTGGTATCGGTTTAGAGCAATTTGAGCCAAGATGATTTTAAACAATTATATATTATATTATTATGTCGGAAACAAAAGTAGACTTGTCAAAAGTCAAGCCCAAGAAGGCTAAAGAAACAGTAACCAAGTTAGACCTTTCTAAAAAGAAAGAGGAACTAAAAGAAAAAGAAGATGCCGTTCAAGAGCAAAGCGCAAATGACGTACATGAGGATAAACCTACCGAAACTTTACAAAAAGTGGAGGAAGGAACATCCGAACCAAAACCTGAAAGCACTCCCGAAGAAGTCACCAGTTCAGATGATGGGGGTAAGTCAGAAGAAGGGGAAGTAGTAATACAAGAGATTACTGAAAAGGAAGAAGAAAAAGAAGAGGTAACACCCGTTGTTGAGCAGACAGAAGACAAGGTTAAGATAAATCTACCAGAGGGTGTAGATAAGCTAGTAAAGTTTATTGAAGAAACAGGTGGTGACCTACAGGACTATGTCCGACTAAACACAGACTACTCAAACGTAGATGAAGAAACACTACTAAGAGAGTACTATAAGAAAACAAAACCACATCTTGACGATGAGGAAATAGATTTTGTAATGGAAGAAAACTTTCGTTACGATGAAGACCTTGATGATGAGCGAGACATCAAGAGAAAAAAACTTGCTCAAAAAGAAGAG